TATAATTTTATTAATATAACGATTGTGTTTATTTTTTTGCATTTTAAGACAATATTTTTTTTAAGCAACCAAATACATATAAATATATTTTTGATTGCTTAAAATCAATTTATGCATATCTATTTCTTATTGCTTGTCGTTCTGCTAATATTTCAGCTGGTATTGGTATTCCAGTTTCAACAAATCTGACAACATACCAATCCGTTAATAATAGTTCATTATATACTTCAAGATTTTGAACTTGTTTTTTAGCGTTTTCAGATTCTTCGATTTCATCGATACTTGCCCCATCAAAATAAACTAATCCATCAAATTTTAAATTAATATATTTAAGTTCTAATTCAGTTGGCAATATTTCTGTCAATTCCCATTCCGAAACCAATTGACCATTTATAATATTAGATAAATTATCTTGGATAAATTCATCTGTATAAATTCCTTTAAAATTCTGATTTTCTATTCTTGCTTTCATATTATTCAAATTCTAAAATTAAATTAACCCCTTGAATTGCGATAACTGTTCCACTTGTTTGCCTAAAAGCTATCTGTATTCCGGTAATATTATCAAGTGTATGACTTGCTATTGTGAAATCGTCTTTAAATCCATTTTGAGAAGAACCTAATGGTATAGACCAAGTTTGCTGTACTAAAACTTGATTGTTAGTTTCAGAACCTCTTACAACACCATTAGCAAATGTAAAAGACTTTATATATATTTCCATATCCCTTGCTCCTACATCAGAATGTCTCATTGACCACCTTACATTTTTTAATTGTGTTTTTCCGACTACTAATATAAAATTCGCATCTGATAATCCACTTGGAGTTGATGCAGTACCAAATGATAAGTTAGCATCTGCTGATAACATATTTGATGTATTTCTCGCCCAAGACCTCCAATTGTTAACAATGTTAAAATTCCAAGATGGATAAAATGCTCTTAAAAATTCTCTTTGCACGGAAGATCCTCCAGAATATTGCGGAATATTTAAAGTATCACTTACTAATGTTGCTGCTCCACTTGTTCCAGTAGTTGTTAACGTCAAAGTTCCTTGCTTTCCATTTAAAGCAGTTTGTGTTGTATCAGAAATATAATCTACAATTTGCCCTTTTGGCAATTTATTATCTGCTATCATAAGTAGTAATTTTGTTTTGTTTCTTCATCAAGATTATTGTACAAAATCGGTAGCATTTCTTGAATAAAATCATTAATATTCAATTCTGCTTCCCATTCGTGTTCATAAATTCTGAATGTTTCTATTTTATCAATTAAACCCAAATTGCTTGGAAATAATCTTACATTCGCTTGTCCGTTATCAAATGCAATGATTTGATGTTGTAAATTAAATTGTTCCATATTAAAGTGAATAAGTACCTAAAGTTAATAAATCAAATTGACCGGTATTAGTTACTCCGGCTCCCATACAACGTGATGCAAAGAAATTTAAACCTTGTGTATGCAATGGTAAGTTTGTGCCTATTGTTCCAGTTGCAATTGCTCCAGTTTCTTTATTTTCAACAGAATATTTTACACTTGTACTTGCCGAATCATTATACAATTCAATTGAATAAATTGTTGTTAATTCTGCTCCAGCACTTCTATTGGCTGGAAAATTAACTCCCAAATTAACCTTTGTTGCAGTACCGGTAGCATCATTATGGAATATTTGTAAGTTAGTATCTAATGCATCAGAACCAACCCCTATTACATTTGTTAATGATGAAACCAAAATCGTATCAGAATAACCCAAATCGGTTGTTTGCCCAGCAAGTCCATAAAATTGTCGGCATCCACTTCCAAATGCAGTATCGGAAATGTAAACATCACATACATATTTAAAGCCACCTCCCATAAACCATAGTAAAGCACTTCCACGAATACCAGTATAACGACCAGCCGATACAACCGTTCCATAAAAACCTTTTCTTATTTGCTTGGATGCAAAATTGGTTGATGATACGGAACGTGCAATTGCTGATGCAGTTGTTGACATAGTTACACCACCGCTGGTAACTTCTGTCGTTGAATTGTTAGAAAAATTTACACCCCTAAATGTTTCGTGGCCTTTTAATTTTGGTATAAATCCCTCATAATTTGGAATGTTTAATGTATTACCAACTAAAGTTGATTGACCGCTGAAATTATTAGTTGTTAATATTATCGCATCTTGTTTTGCATTAAAATTATTAAATGCGCTACTACTTAAATATCCATCATAATCAGCATCGGCCATCGGAATTGATATTGTTCTATTGGCACTTAAATCCCCACCACCTTGCAATGGCGATTCAGTCAAAATACTTTTTGCATCTGTTTGCGCTTTTGTATAATAATCCAATACACCTCCCAAAGTTGCAGTATAAATAATGCTCACTTTGTCGGGCAATCCATTAACAATTTCTAATGTGTTTAAAATTGTCAATACATTAGTAGATAATGAATATTGCGATTGTTTTAATTCTTGGCCATTTACAAATACAATATAAATTGCGCTTGGATTATTTGACAAAGTAAAAGTTTGCGCCCCAGAATAAGTAAATTCTTCTCTTACTAATGGTGTACCTTGCGATATTGTTTTATTTTTCCACAATGATGTAGCAAAATCATAAGCCAATACTTGGTCGTTTGTCGGTGTTGAAAGTGCTACATCGTGAATTTCTTCTAATTCATAACCATTTTGAATACCAACCTCGATTTGACCTAATGTAGGATGCGACCTTGTTACCTTACCAACATAAACTAAATGTGTTGGTGCTAATATTTTTGTGTCAGTATAAGTTCCAGCAGTTACACCACTTAAATATAATTGAGCACCCTCTGCAAATGATGATGTATCAATGCCACTTAAATCCCCAATAATAACGCAATTTCCCAAACCATTATTTAAAATGTTAGATTGCAACAATCCAAATGTTCTTGAACTTAAAGCATCAGTTGTCGCAAGTGCTTTTGATACCAATGCTTTATTCCCATTTGCTCCCGAAATATAAACTACTGTTCCTTTTGTTAAAGTTGCACCGGTCATATTTTTTACCTCACGAACTAATGTACTTGCTTGACCAGCAGTCGGAATATCCAAAGCAGTTATAAATGGATTTACTCCATCAGCACCATTATTAGTTAATTGACTTGTTGTTGTAACCGCTGGTGCAACATCACTTGTCAAAGCAATAATTCCACTTTTGTTTGGTAGTGTTATTGACCTATCAGCACTTAAAGATTCAGTAGTTAATAAAACACTATTTCCACTTCCATTTCCATTTTCCCTTAAAGTAATTAATCCTTTGTTAGAAATGATTCCGCCAACATTGATTGACATAGCACCAATGAATGATATATCTTCGGTTTCCCCATCTGTAATTGTTTCAAAGCCAACTTTTGATATAATTGGATTGTTTGTTAAATTATTTACATCGGTTACTTGTTGCAATGATGGACTTGCTGGTGTTGGTATTGATGCTTTTATTTGTGCAATCGAAACTTTTCTTGTTTGGTTTCCATTAACAATTGGCAAAACATCATTGTTGCTTAAAGATTGTACTTGTTGTAAATCTGATATTCTTTTATCCATTATAGTAGTATTTTTGATTGATTTTCTTGAAGTAGTCTATTATAATCCTCTTGTAACAAAAAGAATGTTTCTACTTTCGTAACTCTTTGAATAATACCTATTCCTTGTGCTTGTAACGAACCATCGCAACATTTGGAACTATATGTATTATCCTCACAGATACACCCTCTTTTGGCATTCTTTGGACTTGTGTGGCTCGGTGTTTTAAAGTTTTGGATTGCCATAGTTATCTAATAAGGATTTAATTTCTAATAATTCCAACCCAGCCAGTATTTCATCTTCAATTTCAGAATCATTATTTCTTGATAACGGAACTGCTTTATCTGCAAAATAACCCTCAATACTAAATCCTTTTACTTTCCCAGTTTTGATAAAATCAGTCCATATAACTTCATTGTCAACTTTCATTGTACCCATCCAAGTTCCTACTGGTACGTTTAATTCGTACAACTTACTTTTGTCCTTTTCGGTATCTTCTACAATCCAGCTTTCTACTAAAGTCAATCCGCTAATTTCTTCCAAATGTTCAAATGTCGCATTAGATTGATTTCCATTTTTGAAAAACATTTCCATACACTTACGAATAGTATCTTTCGAGAAGAAGATCATATACTCTCCGTTTTCTTCATCACGTCTATATATCTGCTTGTCGGGAACTAATAATGCTCCCATAATGATTCTCTTTTCAGAATCCACTTCCGCAAACTTATATTCCTTTGGCTCTTGCTTATTTAAAGCAACCCAATTTTCTTCTATGGCTGGATTTTCAACGATTGATATTGCATCAATTCCGCTTAATTCCATTTCTTCGTCTATTATTAATTCAATTACTTTCATAGTTGTATAACGATTTAATTTGTTTTTTTGTTTATCCTATTGATGCACTTGCCACAATGTTTCTATCCAAAGATTGTCTTGTAGTAACATCATTTGCCACTACATACGCTTTAACTGGCTCTTGATTCTTTTGTGCAATAGTTTCTGCTATCTGATTTGTTTTACTTGCCCCAACAATATTAAAACTTGGAGATGCCATTTGCGGAGTAGGAATACTCGGTGCAGAACCACCTCCACCGCCACCGCCAGAACTTGCGCCCGATAATGCTGATTTTGCTTTTGCTACGTTAGCTAAAATTTGAACCAATCCACTTGCATAAAAGATAGGTTTTGCCAATGGATATGCGGGTCCAGTAGCTACCGCAGCTGCTTCTGAACCAGCCATTAATTTAGAGAATGCGTTTGCAGTATCAATACCGATTTGAACTAATGTCAATCCCTTTTGAATTTGTTGCGCTTTCTTCCCCTCGCCCAGCATAATTGATGTCAAACTTGTCAAGGCATTAAACCCAGCTTGTAACAAAACTTTTTTAGCTTCCTCTTTTGCTTTTACTTGCGCAACTTCTTCATCGTTAATTTTCTTTTGAGCATCTTTTGAATCTTTCATTATTTGCAACCTTTGACTTTCAGTCAATGTTTGGTCTTGTAATAAAAGTGCTTCCCGATCGAGTATTAATTGTCTTTTAGTATCAAATGCTATGGTATCATTTTCAAGGTCTAAATTAATCATCGCTACCTTTTCCTCATTAGCTTTTTTCGCCTTGTCTAAAGCCAGTAATTTGTTCTGCTCGTCAAATGTATTCTGCAATAATAATCGTGCGTTATTCTTCTCCGTTTCACTTGCATTTATAGCAATCAAATCGGCTTCTAATTGCTTCTTTGCATTTGCTTGTTGTAACATTAATTTCGCTTCATCACTCTTTGCCAATAGTGTTGCCTTGTCGGCTTCCAGCTTTTGAGTTAATGCTAATACTTTTTCTTGATGCGACTTGTCTAATGCTTCTTGCTTGGCTTGGAAATCCTTTATGATTAATTGTCTTGCTTTCGCCTTTTCGGATTCAGATAGCTTAATCAAATCCAATTCTTTAAATGCTCTTTGCTTTTCTCTATCCAGCTTTTGTTGCTCGGTTTTGTCTTTTAAGTTTTCCAAGTCGTCTTGGTATTTCTTTTCAAGATTCTTTAAGGCATCCAGTTGTTGCTTACGCTCTTGTTTGGCTTTCTCCCCAGCGGTCTTTTGCTTTTCAAGTGCTTTTTCTTTTGCTTCTTTACTTGCTTGTTTTTCTTCCGCATAGAAATCCGCATCAGCATTTAACATTTCTCTATTGTTAGAAATCTTTAACTTTTGAAGTTTCTCTATTTGATTGTTAACATCCCCAAGTGCTTTCGCCCTATCTTCTTCATTTAACTTATCATTGTTCAGAACCGCCATATGTTCCTTTTCAAGTAAGTCGAGTTCAGTTTGTATTCTCTCTTTCTCACTTTGCAAATAGGCATCGTTTGTCTTTTTCAATTCATCTTTACTTGCACCATTTGCTTTGGCATATTTCTGTATTAATTGATTTTGAAACTTTGTCTTATCGCCCAACTCATCAAACGCATCTGATTGTCTTTCCAAAGCCGATGTCATATCATCTAATGCTTTTTCAGATTGTTTTTCAGAACTATAAAATTCAGCCAACATAGTAATTAATTCCCCCAGCGCAATAACCAATATACCAACACCAGTTGACATAATAGCACCTTTCATCGCTTTTAATGAAAAATTAGTTAGGTTAATACCTTTTGCCGCATTAATAAAAACATCAGACAAACCGCCAGTTGCTTGACTTAATTTCTGTGTTAACTGACCATTTTGTAATATTTGTTTTCCATAGTCAACGGTCTTTTCTTGTGTCTTTGTTACACCCTCTTTTAATCTTCCAAAGGACTTTTCTAAATTGTCAACACCAGCGGTAGCACCGCCAGTATCTACTTTTACTTTAACCTCTACTTCTTGTGCCATTTCATTTTCTTTATTGGTTCAACCGCTTCCTTAAATGTTTCGGGTAATTTGTTTTTTCCCTTTGCTATTGCAATCAACTTGCTCCTATGCTCGAAATCATATTTCAAACAATCCAAAATATGTTTTATCATATCGTTCTAAAATCAGTTAGTAATTCAAATTGTACTTCGCCACTTGTTAAATCAGTTGTCATTGTATTGATTATGTAACGAGCATCTTTTATTATAATCCTATCATTTAATTTAAGTGATGTTAAAATACTATTTGGTAAAATTGCTTTTACTTTTAATAGTCTTGCTCTTGGAGTAAATACATTTCCTAAATAGTTTTCGTAGTATTGATTGTATAAACTTTTTTCACAAACTAAATTTGTAAGTGTAGATTGTTGCTCATTAAAATTTATACTATAAGAATCAGTTGTAGTATAGTTCTCTTGCCCAAATGGTCTATACATTTGATAGCCAGTTCCATTCCCAGTTGGATTAGTTGATACATAATAAGTTACTGCTGGACTTGACATATCAACTACATAATTCCCATCCAAAATTGATGCATACAATAAAATCGGTTTAGGAATATATGGTTGGTAATCAGTCTTTAATAAGTAACCAACTTGAAATATTTGTGTAAGATTTGAAAAGTTTAATGTTTCAAATGGCAATTTTATATTGTATTCTTCCCCATCCGATGGAGGAACTGGTGTATAAAAAAGTGAACCATATTCAATTCCATTTGCAGAACTAAAACCCACGTTAATTAATGATTCCGACTTTTCATATTCAAAATTGATTTTCTTATAAGTTTTTACCCTATTCAATGCTTTTTTGTCAGATACGATGTATTTAGTTATGTCTACAAAGAATCCATTTGCATAATAATTATCTATGGTTTCAATCTCATAAGTAATTCCATCTTTCGATGTACAAGTCAAATTAAACATTTTCAACAAGCCACTAAAAAAATCCTCGATTTTCATTTCGGGAAAATAATTTTTAATAGGCAATTTATAATCGGGAATAATTATTGGGTCAGAATCAGCAATTACTCTTGGAACGCTAAAGTTATTGCCATCATAATAGGTCATACTACCAATAACTGTAGCACCAGTTGTTATTCCACTCAAACTTCCGTAATAAAATTCAAAATAATCCCCACTTCCTAAATAACCAGTAGCACTTTGTACATATTGAGTACTGCCACCAATAGGTACTATTGTTTCAATTCTGTATGCAGTAGTTCCAGTAGAAGTAGTAATAAAATCTTTGTGCATAAAATATTGACCATTTTTATAAATATAAAATGAATATTTTGTACCAATTGGCATAGAATCATTTAGCATATATAAATTTCTTTGATACCAAGGTTTAGTCAAAAAAGTAGATGGAGCGTCAACACTTGTCAGTCTATCATTTACCAAATCAACAGAATAGCCAGTTACAGATGGTACTGGTTGTCCAGCAGTATCATAATATTGAAATGTAGCTAATGATATTTTTTGCAAATAAGGTGTAGGAGTAAAGACATCGGAATTTTTTAAAAGCATAAACAAAGGTAACAACCGATAATCTGTCATAAATCCCCCAGCAAAATTAATTCCAAATTCAGTTTCAATCATATTTAAAATAGACTTAACTCTTATTGCTGGAAATAATTCGTTTGTTCTAATTGGTTCTGATGCAGTACCTATATCATAACCAGTAGTTGTTCCATATTGCCATAATTCCTTTGATGAAATTAATGGAAAATGTACATCTCTACTTGGAGGTACGGTATCAGTATTTGATGTTATTTTTAACAATACATTATCTTGTGAGTATGGAAAATCATAAGTTGTATCTGTCAAATCTTTCAAGTATTTTCCAGCAAATATATCTTTCAAATTACCCAGCGTTCCAATAAATGTAATTGAATAATCTTGCGTTACTCCATTAATTATATTGCAACTTTCTAATTGTATTTTTCCTTTACGGAATAAAATTGTATCAATTTCAATATAGGCATTTGCTTTTATTAATGTGCTAAAAAAATTGTTGTTAGAATTATCATACCAATGTCTGAATATTTTATTATTAGCCACCGATGCTGGTATTGTAAATGTCTGACTATAATCCGTAAATGTTTTTGCAATATCACTTATTTGTTGAACTGAAGATACCACAGAAATTTTCTCATCTGAAAACAAATCAATACGATTAAATTCTAATGTTACTGAATCTTCAATATAGATTGCTACTGTTATCATACTACATCATTTATTAAATTATAGGCGTAATCAAACTCAATTGTATAGTTGATGTTCTTTTCGTTTAAATGACTCTTTAAATCGCTTGTTTGTGTCTTTACAATAACTGGTTTGTAATCTAACAAAACCTTTTCAGACAACATCAAGTCTGTAATCAATTCAGAATAGTTCTCATCAACCCAGCCAGTATTTAATTTTACACTTTGCGTTCCATTAATGTTTAATGATTTCATTTGCCCAGCATAAACATCATAGTTCATTTGTTCGGGAGAAAATTTATAATCGGTGCTTTTTACAGAAATCGAATTTGTCTGTGCCTTGTAAAAAATTAAAGTTTCCCAACCGCCATAACGATTTATAAATTGACATTTTACTGGTTCGTATTTACATTCTTCAACAACTTGACTATAAAAATAATCGTACCCTTGCAAAGCACCCAGCGAACTTAACACCTTGATTTCAACTTTTGTTAATGCTGATGATGATGATGCACTCGAAATCATTGTTGGTATTTGTACATTGCCAACAACATACGGAATTGGAATTGTCAAGCTATATGGACTTCCATTTGGCATCGTGGTTGAATAAGTGATTGTGGCATACGCTCCAGCTGGTTCGGAGCAATCAATTAAGCAATTAACATAACTTGGTGCATTGAATACAACATCATTTAAAAGTAATTTTTTTACTATGTATCTATTTGACAACATAATAAGTCGGTTATTAGTTGGAAAATCAAATGATTGATTAACTCCATCCATATAATTTGTAAAGCTATTTATACCAACGTAAACAACATCACTAATCAATGTATCAGCAGTTGCAGAAACCCAATATGCTTTTATGCGAAAATAGCACCATTCATTATTAGCTTCTGCAAATATCGAGTACGTTGGAGGATCATATACTACGGCTTCACTTGGATATCTGTTATTGATAAATTCCCTTACATAATTTGATACGTTATATTGCCCCCCTTTTTGAGTTGGACTTGCATTCGGTTTTGATAATGAATAGTACCCAGCTTGACCAGCAGTTGGCTCTGTGCCATCAGCATTCCAAATGGTTAATATTATCTTTGTTCCTATTTGAGTTGAACCATAAGTACCTAATACTTCTTTTATAAACGGACTTCTTACTCTTACTGGTATCATAATTTATCTTTTAAAATTTGATTTTATAATGAAATCAACTGTACTTTTTACATCCAAGCCAAATGCTTCTGCTAATTTTGGTGGCATTAATTTTATATTTTTTTCTACTGCTTGTGTTAGGAATGGAGTTGGTGCTATACCTTGATGATAAACGCTCTCACGAACCGCATACGGATTCAATCCTCTTTTGTTACTCCATTCTACAAAATGCTTTACACTTGGCTTTACACCCTCTTTATACGAGTATGGACTTCCTTTTCCTTTTTGCTTCCATAACTTTCCCTTGTTGTTTCTTCTGTTGAATACGCTTGTCATTTTACGAACACCGCCCACACCCCGAACACCTTTTTCCACAAATGCTCCGTAATATGATAATGATATTCCCAGCGTAATACTTCTTTTCATAAAAACCGCACCAGTTGTCTTTACACTATTTTTAAGTTCTCCAGTATCTACTTTTCCCGATGAAGTTAAATTTGCTTTGGCATCCGTTACAACTTGATTTCCGAAGTCGTCAAGTTCTTGTTGTAAATATTTTAATGTTAACATACGTTTATTCCATTTGGAATTGCTATTGATAAAGTTGTTTCAAAACCAGCTAACATATTCTCCATTTCCTTGTCAACAAAATCAGATTGCGGATTGCCTATTAGTTCCCAGCCATCAGAATGGATTGTTGATTGTCTTAATCTTCCAATAAGTCTGTTAATAACATAAAGCTGGTTAGTCCAAATGTAAACCAAATTGTCATTTCCGAATATGTCTTGCGGTACTTCCTTTGATATTTCAACAATATCCAAATTGGTAATTGTTATTTGGAATACCAAAGTGTTTTCACTATTGGTTACATTGTTCAAAGTTATGTCTGCCAAAGGGAATATTGTCTGCTTTGGCAAATCAATTTCAGTCATTGTACCCAGCGTAACTGCATTACAGAATGGATTGGAAATTAACTCCGCTTCCATTGATTTAATAAGCCTATAAATTGATTCAACACCGCTTAAATTATTTGCCATTTCTCTGTATCTTTTTTAATTCATTATATTCCTTTTTCCTTTTTGAAATCTTGTAGCACAAATTGAGTAAACATTTATGCACATTCATTTCCTCTATCTCTTTATGCTTTGTAAGGTCTGAACCAGCGAGTTCATCGACTGTTGAATACCAACTCCATTGCTTACTAAATTCGCTTGATTCTGAATATCCATCGTCGTTTCTTTCTCCAAATGCTTCACTATATAAGTCGTGCAGTCGATTCCTAAATTCCAAAAAAAAACCATCGAGCCTACTATGGCATCCATCGGCATTTCTTTCAAAGCATCGTGGTATGTATCTCCTTTGTACTTTTCCACAATGTACTTTCCGTTAAACTCTTTTTTGATTGGTCGGTACAGAACCCCCATAGCAGTAACAATATTTTCCCAGTCGCCAATGTTATTATTCAAGTCAATAAACTCTCCATAACTCATATCATCCAGTTTAGGTAACCACGCAAAAGTCAAATCCCCTACTTGGAATCTTTCTACTAATGCTGGTTCTTGTTTTAAAACTTCCCCAATCCTTTCTGCTATTTCTGTAACGAATGAAAACTCAATATTCAATACTTCAATCCTTGTAAGGTTGCAGAAGATTTCAACCATAATTACATCCAGCCACTTCTCTTGATTTTGACTTTTGGCTTCCTCTACGGCTTTAAGGTATCTTTGATATTGCGACAATCTTATGTCTGCTAACGATGTTGGTACAATTATTTTCATACTGGTATAACGTATTATTATTTTGTTTGTGAGTTATCTTACGGCATACTTACCATAGTTTGGTCTTGCCAGTTTGTCGTACAAAGCATAACGAACCGCATCTATTGTATGATTGAACATATCTACTGGTTCATTTTGTACTATTCCGTTTTTATCCTCTTTCCATTTGTAATTTCTGAACTCTTTAATCATATTCAAGGAATCCCTTGTTACATTAATTCTGTAACGCTTCATCATATCGATTCCGATATTGATACTACCTTGACCTTTGGTAGCTGGTTTAATATTCCAACCCATACGATAAAGTTCTTCGATAGATTTTGGTTCGGCACTATCGGCAAATATCTCTTTTCTTCCTACTTTAAATTCTTTCAAATGATTGTCAATATCTCTATTAGTCAACCCAGTTTTAAATAATAATTCTTTCAGATAAATATCATCGCCTTGCTTCCAAACTTCTACAATAGTTGTCGGGTCATTTGTAAAACCAAAATCCATTCCCAGCGATAAAAATTCAGCCGTTTCGGGAATGTCAACACAATCTTGAATCCTAAAGATAATTGACTGACTTGCCCCAACTTCTCCCAAGCCATAAACCCGCCAGTAATTTTCATCAATATCCTTTAACCTTTCAATCTCTTTGATTATATCTTCCGAGAGGAATGGATTATTCAAATATGTTGTTATGAAAAAATCTACATCATCCCTTGGTTTTATCTTGTCGTAAATAAAATGGAACTCATCTGATGGATTGTAATCCAGTATGATTCGCCCAGTTGTTCTGAATACTAATTGTTGCCAATCCTCAAAGGTTATTTCGTTTGCTTCGTTTACATAAAGTAAATCCCTTTTACGACCTCTAATCTTTGTCGGCTTATCCAGCGATATGAACTCTATTGTATTTCCATTAAACTGGAACTCACTACTTGACTTGTTATGCGATGTTTCATTGTACAAGCCATTTGCCTTTAAGATATCAAAGAAGTCACGCATAGCAGTTGCACGTAACGCTGGATATGTTTTTCTACATATTGTAATTATCTTCCCTTTGTTCTTGCTACAATAATCAAAGATAATCCACATCAGAATATTGTAAGTCTTACCGCTTCGTGTACCGCCTTGCTCAATGACAATCCTCTTGTCTGACTTTGACAAATGATTCCAAACGATATTAGTCTTTATATCTTTCATTCAATTACTTCTACTCTGAATGTATTATTATCTTCTCCGTTATCCAGTTCCATTCTTTCAATGTACCCACGTTTTTTGCCCTTGGTCTTTAAAAAGAATATCGTAGCCGATGTATTGCCCTCTGCTATTTGCTTATGTAATTGGCTTTCCGCAAAGTCCAAAGTCATATTGTCAATATCCATACATTGCTTTTTATATTCAGCATCTTCTTCCATCCAGCGGTAATGTGTCCACCGAGCGATACCGACCATCTTACAAGCCGATGATACAATCCCCAGCGTTTTTTCCAATGCTTCAATCATTCCCTTTTTTAATATGTCACTATTTGCCATAATGTTCGCTTATTAAATTTACAATTAAATTAAACGCTTCATCCGAATTGATAACATCGTGATTTGCTTTTATGTTGTTTACTCTTGTTTGAACGGACTTCAAATGTCTTTCTGTTTGACCGCTATTTCTTTTCATTCTACCCAGCACACCATCATCTGTAATCTTGATTATGATTGGCTCTGCTTTCCCGATGAATTTACTATTTGTAAATCTATCCCCCTCTGCTACGATAATTTTTTCTTTAGCATATTCTATGAAATTATCAACATCGGTCATTACACTCATTGATAACTTGTCAGAACCTTGATACATTGAACCATCATATTTGCCCAAAACAATTATCCTATTGTCAGTATGGTAATAAATCTTACCCAGCTTCTTTCTGTGTGACAGAACATAGTATTGTAATAACTTTTCCATTACCCACGTCTTACCAGCACCGCACATCCCTATTAATAATATTGTCATTGTCTATTTTTTATGTAATCGTTATAATTATTATCAAAGCATTCCCAATCCTTATTCATCATTATTACTTCCCCAGTAAGTCTGTAATGATTTTGTTTTGTTTTGTGTACTCCAAAGTCGGCTCGGTTATCTTCCAATCTCAATTCAGTTGGCAAGTATTTCTTTCTTGCTTCCCAAAACAATGGTAACTTCCTTTTCCATTTTGATTCAGCATATTTTATTCTCTCGTAAAACATATCATTGTAAACATTCGGGTATCTTCTGTTCGGTCTGTGCCAAGACTTATAACAACATAACGTAGTTTCTAATGTAAAATAGGATAAATCTTCGTGTGGGAATCTTTTTTTTGCTTCTAACAAAAGTAATGCACCCTCTACTTTAAGCCAGTTCAATATTTCTTCATCGTATATTACTTCCGTTTTATACCAATCGAGATCGTCTCGCCCCAGCACTTTACACAATCCATTCCGATGTGATTTAGAGCCACTAATATCATCAAGAAACAAACTATCACAATCTATATTCAGTCCTACTATTTTAAGAAATTCAAGGTAACTGAATGTAGCCAGTCTACCAAAGGTATGGAAGTTAGTTATAACGGTATTCCATAATGATTTGAAGTTTGTGTACTTGTGTTCTTCTCCATCTCTCATTCTGAAAAATTGCTCTTGTGTTCTTCCATCGAGAATGCTGATGTAATTTTCTATGCACGTTTCGAAAACATTCTTTATGTATCTTCGGTCTGTATCCCAGCCAAGTTTATCATAATTTGTTCTGTACCATTTACTAAATTTAGGTAAGTCAATTTCTTTCAAGTTTGGAATCTGTTCCCAAATAAGATAAGTTGTTATTACATTTTGAGTACATCCATTTATGTATGCAAACCATAATTTTTGCTCTTGGTTCATTTGCATCTTTTCAAAGATAAAAGGGAATACATAATAAACCGCCCCAGCGTGTGACTTGTTCTTTAAATGAAATTCATAGAACCGCAAAAATACTTCTCTCCTATATTTTGGTTCCCGAAAATCCATACCATATTTCAAATCTTTTTCTTCTTGTTCTGAATTTATATCGCAATATCTTCCAATCATAATGTGCTTTCTTATATATCCTTCCGATAGGATTTTTAACGTTCTCTAACTTTATAACAAAATAGTTACCAGCAAATAAAAATTGCTTAAAATGCTTTATTTTAACTCTCCGTACCTATGCTGGAATGTATGTCGGTTCGTTTCCTACTATCCAAAAAAGAGTTTTTTCATTCATATACTTGTCAAATTCATTTGGATTTGCTTTCATATAATTGAATACTTTCCCCTCATATCTTGGATGTAAATTTAATCCATTGTATGAATAAGGCATCCAGCAATCGTAAGTACAAAATCCACTTCCATTTAAATTGTGATGCAGTACTTCAATTCCATTTGCGTTTCTATCTTTAAAAAAAGTATAGTCAAATGATTGATTCAAATCAACCCCCAGCACACCGCTAATTATTTTCAACCGCCTTGGGATGTAATCCAAATGATAACTTCCGTTGTTACCGATTCCCATCAATAAAATCCTTTTTAATGCTTTTGGCTTTTTCAATGCTATACCATACAAAATTGATGTTACTGAATTACACGAGCCACAAGGGATAATCAATGTTTCAATATGGTTCGGAATATTATTCACTTGGTAACTTCCTACTTTGTGAAACGCTTCAATTCTTTCTGGACTATTAATCCTTTCATCAACTGTTATATTTGTTTCTAATACTTCGTGATTTGGTAATAACTTCGCCAGTTTAAACGATTTGCTTTGCAATGCTTTTGCATAACCAATATTGGTAACGTGGAATTGCGCCCCCAGTTCTTCTGCTAACTGCATATTCTTATGTGACTTATAATTCTTTGAACCCGTAACTATCAGACATCCAATGTTATAGTGCTTACATATTGATGCAATGAACGGATGTTGTGGAGAACCCACCACGCTACCACTTACAATTCCTCTTACGTTTTTAGTTCTTACCCACTCGTGAACCAGCCAAATACATTGTCTTAACTTACTTCCATTTATAGAACCGAATCCCAGCGGTGCGAATTTATCTTCCCTCTTGAAAAACATATCGCCTATTTTTTCTACTGGAGTAAAATCATATAGGTGTTCTTCCCATCGGCTTTTGCTTCTATCAAATGATAATGCATTAAATGTTTTCATTTAGGAATGCTTTTAAAGGATAAAATACTAATGTGTTTCTGTAACCATCTTCTGCCAAAGGTACTATTGGTGTTACTGCGTGAATGTTTCTCCAAGCTGGATATACCAGCATACTATTATCACAACTATCAACTGTTGCCCCATAGTCTGGAACGGTAGTGCAACCGCCTTTACTATCTTTCCTCTTGCAGATAATTACATTTACACATCCTTTTATGTTTGCATTGTCAATATGAAACCCAGCAGAAATATTAAAATTCGAAATAGAACTTGTAAATAGTTTTCCAAACTTCCATTGGTCTTTTACATTGTTCATAATTTCTACTTGATTGTCATAAATGTTTGGTGCTAACTCTTTGATTAACAATGCGCTTTCCTCTGATGCGAGTAGCATTGCTTTAACAAAAGTCTTTGCAGTTGGATAATAGTGAACTGAACTTGTGCTTGGGTATGCTCTCCTCATATGTGGCTTTGGTGGTATCGCACCAAGTATGGTAGAAAACTGCAATACATCATTTGCTTTATTTATTAATCCGCTACTTCTTTTCATTGTACTTTTTGGAACGGCATCGGACAATAATTCTTTATTTGCAATAGCAATCAGATCAGATAACTTTTTACTATACTTTGAGATATTCCTAATGTAGAATCCTATTAGTTCGCCATCAGAATAAAACAAACTATCCTCTGTTACATTCGGTTCTATGTATTCACATATATCCCCAATCTTTCTATTATGTTCTACTTGTATTAAATCAATTCGTTTCATACGCTTTTTTTACTTCTTTTAGTTTATCTATAAGCAACCCACCTATATAAATTTTTCGTTCCTTAAAACGCTTCTCTAACTCTTGCGCCTTTTCAAAGTCTCCATTAATCTTTATGTGAACAGATTTTTTTACTCCTTGGTGCAATGATTCTATTTCTTCTGATACATCCTCGTAAAGCAATGCGGAATAATCTATAATCTCTTTACCCAGCCAATCATTAACATAATCAGTATTGAAGTTGTCTGCTAAAATTTGTTCATCCCATTCTCCGTAAGAAATATTATCCTTTATCATCAATTCCCTTTTTTGGGATTCAGATAGGTTATTTATTTTCTTGATGAATACTTCCGCATAACCAAGTTCCATACACGCTCGGTAACGCATATTACCAGCCAGTATGTTATTATCTTCATCAACCAGTATTGGTCTTACTTCCAGCATACTTGGCATATTGAGTATTGACTTTTTTAAACTTTCGTATTTGAAAGTATCAATTACCCTCGGATTGTAATTCGAATTTTTTAATTGCCCTATTTGTATTTTAATTGTTTCCATCTTTGGATATAAGTTTTTCGATTAATAATGCTCCAATGTCTGCTCCTTTGTCGGTCAGAGTTTTGATTAAATCATAAGCTACTGGATAATCAAGAATATTAAATTCTACGACTATAACGGCTTTTTTCGAGTATGGTTCTTTCTCATTTGCTTCGTAGGTATTCTCATCTTCAAAACCATAATCGTAATCTTCTTCTTCGATTGCTTCTTGTGGTTGCCATACATTCAAACCGAACTTTTTTAAATCCGATTCATCAAATGAATTAGCCAGTACATCCCAATCCCAGTTGCCGTAGTTTGCATTGTCTTTAATTACAAATTCTTTTTTCTCATCATCAGTAAGTCCTTTCCACATTACTATGTTTAGTGTTTTGAATTTCAATTCGGTTAATGCTTTCAATCGCATATTACCGCCCAGAACCACATAATCCTCATCAACTATAATTTCTCTTAACTGGAGCATCTCGGGTAAGTCCTTGATACTTTGTTTTAAATCTTCAAACTTCTTATCTCTAATGAATCTTGGATTCAATGGATTTGGCTTTATGTCCTTTAGCGGAAAACTTTCCAAGTAAATTATTTCTTTCATAACTAACTATTTATACAATTCAATATTTGTTCTAATTTATCAATGTCGTCTATTTTCTCCAGCTTCTTTAAGATTGCGTACTTTGGACTTATATCCCCAAGTATGCTATCCCTAATCAATTCAAGATTCGGCTTTCTTCTTCTTACCTCATCGTAAATTGCCACGTTATGTAATACGCTACAATGGTCAAATGATTTCCCTTGTTTTCTTAAAGTATCTCTTACTTGGTACAAAGTATAATTCAAATCTTTCCGTAGGATGTAGCAGTACAAACTTCTCGCATCGACAAGATCTAATGTTCGAGTATTCTCGTAAAGATTCAAACCCAGCGTATCATTTATTTCTTTTCCTATTTCTTCGGCTTTTGTCATTCTGTTCTTAATTTTAAAAGTTGGTAGCACTCTAAAAACTTCTCACGTGCTTTGTTACGATACAATTCTTTATAAAGTGTAAAGACTGCCCTAATAAAAGAAAACTCGCTTACACACTCTTTAAATGCTTTCTTGCAGTATGCTTTACCATATCCCTTGCAGTAGTTTACATTATCAGCAGAATCCCCAGCAATCATTTGTTCCCAAAAATTATATCTTGCTTCTACTTCTGATATGTCGTAAAATAATTGTTTCTTGTAATGGTAATCATAAATCAAACAAGGGAACTGCTTGTAGTCTTTGTCAATCGATACTATCAACACTTCATTACGACCAAAGGTATCTGTTAATGTTTTCCAATATGTAGCTACTACATCGTCAGTTTCAACACCCTCCCCAGCAATAGCGTCATAACTTTCTGCTACATACTTTTGAAGTTCATTTAAAATTGGAGGTCTGTCGCTTTCCTTTCGGTTCGCTTTATAAGTCTTTGATATTTGTTTTCTGAAATTACCTCTCGCACCAGCAAAGGTAAGTACCTTATCAATCTCGTATCTTTCTTCAATCTTATTGATGATTGACATAAATACCTCATCGAATTTTGCTATTGCATTCTCAAGTGTGTGGTACATTTCATCTTCGGGATGTTCTTTTTTTCGGTAGCAACTGCTCCAAATCAAGCTATCTGCATCTACTAATACTATCATAATTTTGTTTTTAGTGATTATTATTTTACAAAGGTAATATATTATATTTTATAAACAATTTTTTCATACTTTACTAATCAGTACACCCACCACTATTGCAAGTAGAGCCAGTTCCAAAAATAAAGTCTGTTTGTAATCCAATTTTTTTTGCATTAAAATATGTCATTTCTTCTTTCCATCTTCTTTTTTTTATTTCTTGTTCTGCAAACCATTGCATCTTAAATGGCTCATCATCCCAGTTTTTCCGTATTTGTTGAATTGGTTTATGAAAACATCCCACACAATTGCTGTCTTGTGGAAAATCTAAATTTGTAGATAAACTCCATAAGTAAATCTGGTAATGGTCAATTTTATCATTTACTAATGGATATTCAATTTCTCTATATTTTTCAATAATCCATTTATTACGACCGTTTGCAGAATAACCATTATGAAATTTAAAATCAGTATTATCGTAATTTACCCTATTCTCTTCATCGTATCTTATTCCTAGTCGAGTAGAAACAATTTCTTTTATTTCGTTACGACAAAATTCAGCAATAGGTTTAATTTTCATTTCACTTGTACAAAACCTTGTTAGTTTATTTGGTATGAATTTTTTTCTTTCAATCAAACTTTCAAAACTTTCTCCAGTTAACCATTTTATTTCGCTTCCGATTAATTGCTCTAAATCTAAAACAACTTTTAAAGTTTTATCACTTTCAGCGGTTGCAATAAATTCCATTCCTATTTTATCTGAAACTAATTGAACTATTTTTTTATCTTTTGGCATACATCTTATATCCTCAATTCTAACCAAAGAAAATACATTGTAATCCGCTGGGTAATTCTTTGCTAAATAAGAAGATGTTTTTCCCCCAGATACGCTGTTAAGTGTTTTCATATTAATATTTATTGATTATACTCGCTTGACTTTCTGAAAGCATATAGCATTGTTTATCCATTAAGTCTGTCCGATTAAATTTCTCTGTGGTCTTACAACTTACGTTTACTGGTTTCGGAACTCTTAACGTATCTAAATGATAAAGATAATTACCGCCAGAATCGAATACATAATAAAACTTCATACAAGTCATTTGCATTAATTTATCATATTTGAACTTTTCTAAAATCTTTGTTGGATAATATGCGTGACGTAATTTAAACTCAATCACACAATCAAATCCCTTTGGCGTTTTTCCTTTGGCATCATAGTGTTCAAATTCTTCCCCAGTCCATTCCAGTTCCCAGCCATCAAGATTCATTAACTGAATGATACCTTGCTCCCATTTATGGTGCGATGTTTCGTTACTCATCTTTTGAATATTCTTCGTTAATATCATTAATCATTTTTTGAATCTTTATCGGATTGCATTTGCAAGGGTATTCAACTTTGTTATTGAATATTCTTGCGTGAATCTCGCATACCATTTTGTATTCATCATTCTCGAGATATGGTCTATTTTGCGCTCGGAATAATTCCCACCAGCTTTTATCTTGTTCGTTCATATTACTTTCTTTTAAATTGAAACTCATTCATCTTTTTTTGTCTTTCATCGCATTTGCAATTAGGATGTATTTTTTTTACAATCCATTTGATTCCAGTCTTTCGGAATAACCATTCCAGTTTATCCCCTATCTTCATCTCGTTTATCTTTTAGGATTGCCATTATTGCCAATGCAAAGCAAGTTCCAATTATATATCCAATGACTATTCCTTGTGCAAAATCTTCCATTACATTTTTTCTATTTCTTGTTTAACTTCTTTCCAATACTCTTTTGTGTTCTCATCTATTTTCTGACAATTCGGTGGCATAGTATCTACACTCTTTGTGCGTTTAATTATTTCGTCAACTGCAATTAATGCACAATTTTTAGCGTGTTTCTTTACAAAAATATATCTTTCGTTTGCAAAATCATCCAAAGGAAATGATGTATAAAATTTAAAAACCAATTCTTCTGCTTTTTCTTTTGCTGTCATAGTTTTTGTATTTCTTTTTTTACATTCATCCAGTAAGCCATAGTTGAATGAACATCAGTATTAAATGGATTGCTATGTGGATTTGATGTTATTATATAATCAACTGCGATTATAGCCATTCTTTTCCCTAATGACAGACTAACTGTCCAATAGTCATTTTCCGTATTGATTTTCCAATACTTATTCACTAACTCGTTTGCTTTTTCTTGTGGTGTCATCATTTTTGTTTAGCTATCATTATTTTTACTTCTTTTGCCACATCGTTCCAGTAATTGCAACGCTCGGCATCATCTTCCGCTCTACTGATTTTGATTTCATAATTCACAATGTCTTTCACATATTGCAAACTATATTTATTTAAAAGCAAAATTGCCCTATCATAGGCACTCATTTGCTCCGATATTTTGAATCTCATTTTTAATTTGTTTTTTAATTGTTAGAATAGTATTTCGTAAACTCCAGTACGATATCCCAGCTTCTTTTGACAAATCTGTTACCGACATTTTCTCAATAAATATTTTATCGTAAATGAATTTTACATAGATCAGATTTGCTTTCTTTTGGTTGTAATCTTTTATTGATTCTATTTCTTTTTGCAGATTAACAACCCAGCGCAATAAAGCATCGTTTTTAAGATTGAAATCATCTTCGGAATACATTTGTGTAGTTTCCAAATAATCTTCGCTTAAAGGCTCTATTTTAATTCTTTTCTTTAGTCGTAAATTGTCAAAGTATAAATTCTTTAAAGTAACATATACAAAAAAGTAATTGACTTCGTTTTCATTGTACATCAAATCATTTTCTTTTTTCTGACTATAAACATAAATCTTGATGTACATTTCTTGTACAAAATCTTCTGCAATTTCAGAATCACATCCAAAGGACTTCACATACTTTAACCAAGTATTATGTTTTTCAAATAGTACATCAAGAATTGTTTTCATCTATAAAAAATTTAGTTGGGATTCTTTTATGGTTCGCAAAATAGATTTACCATTAATTGCAAAGCCGACATTATTTTGTAGTGCTACAATTTCAATAGGATTATCTATGCTGGTAGGTCGCCCACCAGTTTCAATTTCTTTTACTTTCCGAATATGAATCATAGTTGTAGTATAAAGTTGCGGATGTAAAGTTAGTCTATGAATTACAATAAAATCATCTGCTCTGTTTACAAACTTACCACCGCCCTCTACATCACTTGCCATTGGCGGTAATGGATGTCCAGCGTACTGATGTTCGTTACGATATACCATACGCAAAGCATTTGTATTAGCGTGTGTATTCAGCCACATCGTTACCTTATTTTCCTTGCAGAACATCCGCATCTCGGTACACGCTTGGTAGTCATATTCGTGACCGCCCAAACTTTTCATCATTTCGTTATCCTTGATAAGTGCATTATACGGATCAAGTAGAATACCATTATAAGCAAAATCTTTCTTAACATCCTTGAACATAACCAATGCCATTTTGAAATCATACATTACTGAATTATCTACAAATTTAAAGTGCTTATTTACAAAGTCGGAATGAGTTTTGAAATTAGCTTCCGACATTAAATTGATTGGTGTTTCATCAAGAAATTCCACCAGCTTTCTAATTAGGGAATAAGAATCATTCTCTGAACTGCATACGAGCCATTTTAAGCTATGTTTTAAGGAATAACAAAGCATTAAGTATAAAATGGATGTAGTCTTGCCTACGTTAGCGTGTCCGAGTACTATATTGAAGTTTGAAGTTTTAAAACGAATGTATTCATCAAGTTCGGGAATATCCAGTTTTAAACCCTCTTTTAGTTTTCCGCTTCTGATATTACGAATGATGTCCAGTTGTTTGTTGTAGTCTATTAACATATTTTTGTTTTTAGTGATTAAAAAAAAGGCTGGAAGTTTCCCCCCAGCCAGTTAAATTAAAATGGTAAATCATCTTCTTCTTCATCTTGTAAAGCTGGAGAGGATGTATCTCTATCGGGCATAAATGATTCTGCTGACTTTTCCTTTTCTCCGTTCTCAATTTTCCATCCTTGAAGATTTACATAGTACTTACCTTGCCATTCAGAACCTTGTACGTTTACCGATATTTTAGCAAACTGCCCTATTGAATACTTATCAAGTACGATACATTTATCTTGCGTAAAATCAACTGGAATACTCTGTTGATTTTGCGCATGGGTCTTAATTACAATTTGCCTTTTCTTAAATCCTTTTGCTCCGAATGTTTCGGTAGTTCCAATGTGAATAATTTGTCCTTGAATTTCCATTTTTATTTATTTAAAAGTTTATTTTTAATTTCTATACTTAACATATATTTCTTCTCGATTAATGCAATATCTCCCCCACCAGCGATATAATCAACTGCTTTATCATAAGCATCTGTTCCAGCTTCCAATATTGTTTTTGCTGGTGTAGCAACTTTGTCGTGCTTGTTTGTAGCATCGGCATCAGCGGTATCATCAATCAATAATAAATTACCCAGCGCATATTTCTTCCCATAACTGGAAGTTGCCCCGAACCTTTGCGACATAGCCATACCTTTCTGTTCTAAATCAACTCCTACTATTGCTTGGCAGTCTATACTCTGACCGCTTTCACAACACCAAATAGTAGCTACCGATTCCATAATTGGTGGATTAGCATTGATTAATCTTTCGTTAATCGTAAAGTAAACTTGATACTTTTCGTTCAACGGCTTTAATGCTTCTAAAATCGATTCAGCACTACGAAAATAATAATTACCGAACTTATTAAACGATGTTTTTTTCGCTTTAAATTCTACTTGAATTTGAGATAATTTACTTGCCAAACTCATTGAGTTAAATGCAATAATTGTTTTTGCTTCCATTTTTATTTAGTTTTAGTGTTAAAATTATAATTTACTTTACAGCCATAATATTGATTGCTTACTATTTCGGCATCCAGTACTTCCATTGAATTTGTAAGTCTTTCAATCTCATCGAGCAATCTTCTGTTTTCTGTTCTTAATGCTTCATTACTTTGTGAAAGGAAGTGCATTGCTTCTTTCGTACCCCAGTTTTCGTTAGATTTCATTTTATTTCGGTTCTATTGTTGCTAAATACATTACATCGTTAATTGTCACATAAATCTGTGATTCTTGTTCATAAACACCATATCCCATAGTGCTTGAAAATTTAAACGCTTTACCATCGAAATTCTTTTCGATTTCTGTCAATTCTATGACATCATAAAATTTCAACTTCTTGTTAATTGATTCAATAATTTGTTCCATCTTTTTTTAGTTATTTGGTTTTAAATCTGAAAATTCATAATACTCATCGTACCCAGCAGAATAATTTAAATGCGGATTTTTTTGCTGGTATATTACAACCAGCTTTTTTACTTCTTCTTCCGTTAGTAGAACGGTATGCGGATATCCCTCCTCGAGTAACATCCAGCGTGTATCTAATTTATTATCCATTTCCTCTTTCTTTTATTGAATTAAGTACTTCATCTACGAATTCATCCCATTGGCTCTCTAAAAGCCATTCGGCATCGTTTCCGTTGATTTTTACATTGTAAACTTCAATTTCTTCGTGTTCCTCTGGTTCTTCATAAGTCGCCCTACGACCAGCATAATAACTATATTCAAAATCAAAATCAATTCCCTTGTAGCTAATACTATCTTTTGTCGCCATCTTTGTATGTTTTTACGTTAATTCTTGCAGTTTTTTTATCTGTTGTTATTGGTTGAATTTCAAATGTTATTTCAATATGTGTCAATTCTTTATCTCTCTTGAATACGGCTACCATTTGCTCGTAAATCAACTTATAGTCCTCGAACCGCATTACAAAGGTATTGTTGAATAACTATCTTTGGTAAGTATAATATGGTCGAGCAAAACAATATCAAATATTTTCAAGCCGTCTTTTACTTTTTTAGTAGTTGAAATATCAGCTTCACTCGGCTTTAAACTTCCACTCGGATGATTATGGCATAAAATAACACCAGTTGCCAAACTTTCAATAGCATACTTTGCAATCAATCTTGTGTCTACTACTGTGCCAGTTATTCCCCCTTGACTTATTTTAGCATAACCGATCGTTATGTTAGAATTATTTAAAAGCAGTATAAAACAACTTTCAAATATCTCAATATCATCTCCGTAAAATTGTCTTATTACATTGATTGCATCTTCGTCTTTTGTTATCTTTACAGCTTCAAAATTAGTCTGTAAAGTTTTTAATTCAAATTTCTTCATTTTTTTTGTTTTTAGTGATTGTTATTATTTTTTACATTCTATAAATAAACATACGATGCATACTGCAAAGCAGAATATTACAATCGGAACCACATTAGATAGGATTCCGATTGTTGCTGATAATGGCATAATTATATTTTTCATTTTGTAAAATTTTTGATTATAAAACTGGATTCGGGATAATATTCTTCAAATTCTATTTTGTATATTTCGGCTTCCGCTCTTTTTTCAAAACATCCGTGTGAAATTATTTTTCCATTGACTAACTCTAAAACGCAATATTTGTTTTCCATAATTATAAATTTTCATTTACCGCCAAAGTTGCTTTTACATTTCCTTTAATAAACTCAATAAATAAGGGATTATCTGTGTGTGCATAATCATAAATTACAAATCCATTGTTCAGCAAATATTCTTCGGTAATTAAGGTATATTTACCTAATAAAAATAATTCATAATTACTAATTGTTACCGAGAAAAAGAAATTTAAGTTTAAATTTTCTGCAATAAGATTACCCAGTTGATTGTTTAACTTTTCCATTTTTTTTGTTTTTAGTGTTTCGTAGTTCTGCTACTCATCAGCAAGGATAACACATCCTTGTACACTTACTTGCCAGTTCTTATTTAGAGTGGTCAAGGCATTCGATTTTTAAGTCAGAGTATGCTTACCCAATGTTATAGTCTTTATTGACTTCCGCAACTTTCTCGGTGTTGTTTCCCAACATACAAATAGGGATATATGAACCCGATTTAATTAGTAGTTATCTCTACTGCTGAACCAAATCAACGAGGCAAAGATAAAAACAATTTTTTAATAAAAACAAATGGAATGGCAAAAAAAAGCAAAAAAAAACGCCTTATGTCTAAAACATAGGCGAATTTTCCGTCTCACTAAAAACTGATTTATGATAAGCAATGCAGAGTTACTATCAAGAGGTGTGCAAATATATAATTAATTTTTAAAAATCAAATAGTTTGTTCATATTTTTATAGTATTCTGTTAATTCTTTCAGTTCAAAATCTTTAATCTTTACTTCTGACCTTGCTTTTTGTAAAAGACTTTCAGCAACCCCAGCACCATATACTTGATTCAAATGTATTCCGAACTTAAATTGTTCGCCATACTTGTAAACATTACATCCTACGCATTGGACTTGACAATTTGTTTCATCCCATCTTGTGGCATAATGCTTTCTTGATTGAAAGTGACCGCATTGCATTTTATTCCAATCATCTATTTTATCGCACGTAAAACAACTTGCTTTCCTATCGACTGCAAATCTTTTCCTTACATAAATACTAAATTCAGTATCAAGTTTTTTTACAATAGAGGATCTACTTTCTTTTTTTGCTTTTTTAATTTTCGGTTGCGGATTAAAAGCCATATATAAAATAGTTTTAAAAGAGTTATTATATATTTATATATATATATTATTATATATTATATTATTAAATATTTATTATTATATAATACAATATAGTTCATAAATAAAAAAACGAAATCTTACCCACAATGACCGATAATATCATTACAGATAAGATAACATCATTTTAGTATTATATTGCCTTAAATGTAGCTTAAAATAACTCCATTTAGTACATACGAACTTATTATTTAGACATTTTGTGTGCAAACATTTTGATAATTGTACTTGGCTTAATGAACTTGCATATTAATCGCAATATAAACCCAGCATTTGTTGTCGAATGACTTTCTGCATATTTTTGAGCAGCTTCATCGAGTACATTTTTAATTGGCTCTGGTATTTTATCTAAATCTGACATATCGATATTTCTATTAAAAATTTTCATAATGTGTTTTTCCGTTTAATTTAACTGCTCGTAAAACTTGCTTTCTATTCTTCCCATTGGTGTAAGATACGTGAACCCAGCTTGGATTGGTCTTTGTTCCAAATTCCCAAATCAACTGATCAAATTCAAGATTCTTTTTTATGTAATCAAATATCTCTTTGTTGCTTGGCTTCCCAGCATCGCCCATATCAATATCCATTGCTTGACCACTACAATGCTGACTTGTAATACTCCCTTTTAAGGCATTATTTAATCCTAATGAACGGAATACACTCGAAACCAAAATTGGTTGCTTAAAATTATTCCTAATTGGCTCAAACACCTTTTCGGCAAGTAACTTCATATTTTCAATTACCGAGAGATTCGGATTATTATTTACGATTCCAAGTTTAGTTGCCGTTTCTGACCTCGTACATTCTTCTAATGTTAAGTGTTCACTTATTTTCATTTTCTTTCTTTTTGGTTAATAATTTTATAATCATAATCGATGTGTATATGATTGACAATGCAAGTAAAAAAATACGCATCGAGTTTTCAATGCTGGTAAAACTTAATCCAAATATGGTTGTATTTACCGCCAGTAATTTAATGTTTTCGTGTGTCATTTTTTTTCTTTTTTTAAATATTCTTGCATCTTTTGAATATTCGTATTTTTAATTTGATATTGTTTTTTATCCTTTTTTTCGTCAAATTCTGATGTTTTGACTTTATTTATTTTGCTCTCTCTATGTATCATCGGAATAGGATTTTTAACGTTCTCCAAGTTTATAACAAAATATGTAGAACGTGATAAAAGTTGCTTAAAATGCCTTAAAATGGCTTTAAATTAACTACAATACCCAGCCAGTCGGATTAGGTTTATAGTCTGGAAACATATCATCATTTGAATTTTTCCAGTACTCTGGGAACAGATTTGATGAATAAATTCCCATATAATCCACAAACCTCTTTGCATAAAAATCTGCAAATGTACGATGTTTCTGAACTAAAATATCAAGTTCATCTTTGGTGGCATTTTCTGAATTATCAGTCTTATGTTTGAACACCCCACCATTGCGAATCTGATAATTTGCAAACGGCAAATAATCTACCATAGCAAAATGAATCAACATCGGTTGAACATAATCATTAACCAAGTTCAGATAATCGCCAGTTAACGTATTGGTATTTATCTTGTCTGTGATGGCATTATACAATTGAGTTCCAAGATAGTTTTGAACGTGCATTTGTTGTGCTATCTTGATGAACTGAATAAACATATCAGTATCTACATTCCCATTTAGGATTGTATTCTGCTTTAAATCTGTCGGTGTTATGAATAGAGTTGTTGCCATAATTACATATCGTGTGGTGCTATAAATGCACGTGAATCGGTTATTGGTGGTATGAATCCATTTTCTGAAATACTTCTTGATGGACTAACTATTTCGGCATTCGGACTATAAACATCTACTTTGCCTTTTCTGTCTTTAGTAGCGTAAGTTTCACGTAGCCAAAAGTGTTTACACGTTCCAAAAGGATAAGCATCAGATAGCTTTCCACCGCCTTTCCATAGGAAAATATCGTAAGGTGCATTTGGATTTGGACTCATTCCGAACCCAGCATTAACCGTGTTTTGGCTCATTCTGTCAATGTCCTCTCTACGATAGATTTTATTGGCTGACATCATTTCCTTGCAGAATGGTCTTTCGGGATTTGGATTGCCCCCATATCTGTAACGAACTTTGTAAATAGGACTATCCTCATCCGATTTAGCATTTCCATAAGCTGAACCAGTACTTAAATGTACGCTTAACATTTGATCGAGTTCTTGTTCCTTTTCGTAGTCTACTGCTCGTGAATCAATCAACTCATAAACATCCAAATCGATAACTTCGCCATATTCTGACAAATCAACTTGTTGTTGGCTTAATGTTTTTTGACCAGTTTCTTCCTCAATTTGAGTGCTTGAAACCGCATTACTCAAGTCATTAAATTCTAATGGTTGTAATGTTTTAAAGTATAGATTTAAAGTGATTTTGTTGTATTCTAAAATCCTATCAAAACCTTTTTTGATTAATAAATTTTGGAATGGTCTTATAACGGTATTATCCATCAAGGTTGAAGCCGTTTGAAGTTCTTCGGCATTGTTACCAAATCCAGTTCCATCTTTAATTCCTAATAGTAAAGGCGAAATAACTCGATGCGATACCATTATCTTACGCATACTCTCGTCTGATAGGAATTGGTATTGATTATGCGCATCAGATAATTGAACTGGAGTAATAGTTGCTCCGTTAGTAGCTGAATCGTTAAACGATAGGATAAACCGCCCAGCATTTGAAGTACCGCTAAATTTCTGTGCAATACTTCTTTCAATATCTCTTTGTTCATCTTCGGTAGGAGTTCCATTATTAAAATTGATTAACATACTTGGTGCTAATCCATTCATAATGTTATTCAAATGATAATTGGATATTTCTTCTTCAAGTTCGCAATACTGCAAACCGCCTTGGTAATCTACTGGAGAGTAATAGTAGTACCCAGACTTATAAGGTTTTATGAATAAAATTTCTTCGGATTCAGAACTTGTTCCAAATGCTGGAATCGGTGTTGGTTTATTTACTGCACTAATAGCAGTCCAATCATCGGAATAGTAATAAAATTCAACATCGCCATCTTCATTACATTTTCCACTTCTTAAAGTTTCAATCGGAAAATGATTACACTTTACAATTCTGCTTCTATCAATAGAATACACCACTTGAATAGCACAATTACCCATTGCTTTCAAATCATAGCATAATCTTTCTACTACATCATCATTGAATAAAAGCATTGCTTGTGCATATTCTTGTGGCTTTAATAAAGAATCAGTCGCATCAATACCTTGCCCAAATATCATTTGACTGATACCATTTATAATAGCACTATTGGTAGGACTTCCATTGATTCTGTCTTGTAAGTACCCGAAATAATTATTATCATCTCCGTATGCTACCCAGTCTTTATTTCTAACTTCTGAAATCTTTGGAGATGTGTATGTAGCAAGGTTAACAATTCCAATCCCAGTATTTTTAGTTTTAGGCTCGGTTTTTACTATCGGATTAATTTTTTTTATGTTTCTCATATTGTAATGTAGTCATTATTGTCAATATTTGGCAAAGTATATTCATCTTTATTTATTGAATAACTTGCTATCGGCTGGTTAGTACAGAATACTCTGTCTTTGTAAATTACTTCATTTGTATTTTCAAATGATACAACCAAATTGTAAAATCTATTCTCTTTTAAGAAATCCAAATTAGGACTTCCAACTATTAAAGTATCGTAACTTTCAATCCTTGTAAGTGATACTTTGTAGAATATTTCTTTTGTTGTTTCATCTGTAAATGCAAAATTTATTCTGTTATTAGTTCCATCGGAAATCCGAGTTGGAATAATTGGGAATGTTTGGCTAATATTTGTGTTTAATACTATCATACTCGTATAACGTACCTTTTAAGTTTTTTGCAAAAAAAAAGCACCGATGTAAATCGATGCCATTTTCCGACCGAGAACCCTCAATCCAGTCACTTTCTAAAGTGTAAAATTATGCTGGAGTAATTTGCGTTGGAGTTGCTCCACCAGCAATCTTGGATGTTACCAAAGTTGAAGTTACAAATTGTGCCATTAATGGCTCTTGACCAGTAATAGTTAGAGTATATCCATTTAAGTCGCCCAAAGCCACACCAGTTGAAATAGAACCAGCTACGTTAGTTCCTCTCGTCATACCAACAGATAAATAATTTCCATTGTTATCTTGGATGAATACGTGTGGTCTTGATGCAATTACTTTTTGCAATTCAACTTGTGTCAAAGGATCTAATTTAGTCAAAACACAAGTAAGTGTCTGTTCAAAAAATGTAGTTCCGTTATCATCACTTGAATTGATTGTTTGCTCTAATCCCGATGCAGATTTTACATCATATTGGTATAGAGTATATGCAGTACCCGAAAATGCAGTAACATATCCAGTTGCCCCGATAGTTGCTGTACCTAATGTACCATAGTCAGCGAAATAGATTGCCTTGATACCACCTACGGCATCTTTACAAGCTAATTTACGCCCAGTTGTCATTAAACAAGCCATAGTTATATATTTTTTAAATTGTTAGTTAAAAAGGGAGTTTCCTCCCCTTTAAATTTATGCGCTATAAACTACTGAATCAGTTCCAAAACCAACTTGAAGTCCTTGTGTCCATCTCATTACAAAACGTACATTTTTAGAACCATCAATATCAGCCATATCAATCAATTTCACAAGGTTTTGGTCATCTAATAAACCAGTACCGAAGTATAAATTGTCAACTGATGTCAATACCATAGCATTTCCATTATTTCCGCTCAATCCGTTTGCTACGAATACTGGAACACCATCGAATGATAATGCAGTACCACCATTGTACCAAGTAGTACCTTGCGCATTCATACCATTTGCACCAATGTTAGTAGCATAACCACCTAATGCTGCTATATAATCTTTTGCTACTTTTTGAGATACGAATAATTTCAAATCTTCTTTTCCGTAGATTGCTGGAGGACACGCAGTAACCATTTTACGCATTTCAGCGATTACGTTAGTTGCATCAATTGTAGTTGGAGTTACCAATGTTGCTCCATCTGCTTTCAACAATGCTGGAAACCCAGCAGTCAAACTCCAAAGGTAATTTTCAGTTGCCAATGCAACATCCTTTAAAATTTTACCGATAAAGAAGTCAGAAAATGTACTTGGCATAACATCAAACGCAGAATACCCCATTTGTACTGCATCCCAGTCAGATTGGAATGGAGTTTTACAAAGTTGTAAATTCACTTGTTTTTCAGATACTACAAGTACCTTTTCAGCCAAAGTAACGATTCCAGTATCATCAAAATCACAAGTTGCATCTTGAATCAAGTTTGAAGTCGACAAAGTTTTAACTGTTTCTTTGAACTTTACGTTAGGTCTGATTGTAACACCATTGTTAGCCAATGTGTTTGCAGATAAAATTGCTGCATTGATATAATTACCAGCGAACTCTCCAGTATAAGTAGTGCTGATATTGTTAACTGTGCTTAATTTAGTATTTCTCATTTTTTTATATTTTTATATTTTTAAAATTATGCTTGTGATGCCCAAACTCCTTGTCCACCTTGAATGTACCATTCTCCTACTGCTACTGCTTTGACAACAACAAAATCTCCTCTTTTAGAAGTAGCTTTTGTATTGATAAAATCTTTGTTTACTACTCCACTTGCTCTATTCATAGATGCAGTTGAACCAGTTACGAATGGGAATCCACCAATAAAAGCATCTGTTGAAGCTGGAGATAAAGTGATGATGTTATTGGCATCAGCACCAGTATTACGGAATGTTAATTCCATACCGATATTATCAGCTGAAATAGTTGGTAAAGTAATTACTAATGCATCAGTTGCAATATTGTATTCTCTTGCTGAATTTGCTTCTGATAATGTTTGCGTTGTTGTTAATGTAAGTTGTGGTCTACGTTCTCTTACTACTTGATTTGAAATGCTATTTGCCATTTTATTTAATTTTTAAATTGTTATTTATTTTGATAATTGAGCAAAAATTCTTGCTTGTACATCATTTGATTTTGTTTCTACTTTTGTTGAACTTTTCAACTCTGTTGGTTTGTGAATTGTGTGCTTACTTGGAGTAGCAGACAATTGCTCTTTCATAGCAGTTTGACCGCCAGTTAAAGCATCAATCTTGGCTTGTAATTCATCAAGTTTAGGTTGGATAGCATCTACTACTGCCGTTAGAATTTCTTCTAATGTAGCTGGAATTTCTGCCATTTCATAATCTTTCTTTTTACCAGCTTCTACTTCTTCGCCCTCGGCTTCTTCTGTTGTAGCACTTGCAATTTCTCCAATTACTCCGATTTCAGTAACGTATAATTTAGAACCATCTGCCATTACATATTCCCCCACGCCTAATGGTTCTTTATTTTCCCCATCAATTGCGAAGATCGGCTTACCTACTTCAAAGCTATCAGCTTCTACGACAGTACCATTCTCTAAAGTTATTTGTTCTAACTTTACTTTTCTATTTAGTAAAGCATTGATTTTACTTAAAATTTCTGTGTTTTTCATATTTATTTATTTGATTATAGTAATCCAGTATTTTCTAACATAATTGCTTTTTCACTTAATAATTCACTATTCGCATCTGCTTCTTGCATAAGTGCGGTATATTCATCAAAAGGTGGATAAAGATCGGTTACTGGTACGCCCAGTTGACTTGCTATATCCATTAGTTTATTCATATCAGCTTTTCCACTTGCAAATGTATTCATATCAGTAACTTTAAATTCAATACTTCTTAATAAATCACTAACTATAGACGTTATTTTCGATATTTCTCCATCAAAATCGTTTAATACTGATTCTTGTTCCGAAACAAAATCTTGCAAATCTTTTAATGAATATTCCAATTCATCTACCAAACCTAATTCTACCTTTGTTTTTGATAACTTCTCAAATATTTTTCTTTGTGTATTCATATTGTAAATTTTATTAATATAACGATTGTGTTTATTTTTTTGCATTTTAAGACAATATTTTTTTTAAGCAACCAAATACATATAAATATATTTTTGATTGCTTAAAATCAATTTATGCATATCTATTTCTTA